CTGTGCTCGCTCGCTCGAGATACCGGTCTGCACATTCACCTGGTGCACCACATCCGCAAAGGCGAGAAGGAAACCAACGCGCCCGACAAGTTCGACATCAAGGGCGCCGGTGAGATCACCGATCTGGTGGACAACGTTCTGATCGTGCACCGCAACAAGCGCAAGGAAGAAGCGTTGGCCTCCGAGCTGAAGCCGGGCGAGCGCGAGAAGTTCGAAGCCCAGTCCGACACGCTGCTGATCTGCGCGAAACAGCGTCATCACACTTGGGAAGGGAAGGTGAAGCTGTGGTTCGACAAGGGAAGCCTGCAATTCACGGATCAGCGCGATTCATTGCTGCATCTCGATCTCGAGAAAAATCAGTGGAGAGCGGTATGGAGCCGTTGACCGCCACCACTACGCCCGCGCGCGAGGTTTCTGCAGGCCCTAAGGAGCAGACATGCTGATCGCAATCGACCCAGGTATCCGCGGCGCTATCGCCTTCTTCGGCCCCGGCGACCGCATCGCAGTCCACGACATGCCGACGCGCGCCAAGCCGGGCAACACGAAGATCCGCAACGAGATCGACCCGAAGGCATTGCAGGCGCTGCTACGCCGCTTTGCGCCGGCCGATGAAAAGGGCCTCGTGGTCATGGAGAACCTCAACACGTTCGCCGGCGGCAGCGTTCAGACGATGGGCTCGCTTGAGGCGACGAAAGCCGTCATCTGCACCGTGTGTGAGTTGAGCGGCTTCGACATGGCGTTCGTCTCGCCGAAGACATGGCAGGGCTTCTACGGCATCAAGCGCACGACGGCGAGCGACACCAAGACGCAGAGCCTGAAGCTTGCGCGCGAGCTGTTCGGCATGGAGTACTGCCCGCTGCAGAAGCACGACGGCCGGGCTGACGCGCTGCTGATCGGGCGCTATGGGCAGAGGCACTTCGCATGATTTCTTTCTCTCAACCGAGCCGCCCGGATCGCTGCGAGCTATGCCATTGGGTCGCTACAGAGACGCGCTACCTACCTCCTCCGCCCGGGAGCATCCGGACATGGAATCCCACGAGTAGCTGTAGCTACGCTCCGTCAACGGAATCGACTTCGGTGCTTGTCTGTAAGCGTATGCCGCCGTCCGCGAATGAAGAGGGGCGCGGCGTATCACCGAGTGTTTGGGCGGGCGATTACTGCGGCGAGTTCAAGGAAAAGGAGTGCGCCTGATGGCCTCAATCCTCCAGCTCGCCGGCATGCTCCCGCGCGACCCGCAGTTCCGCGAATGGGCCGCCTCGCACGCCGAGGTCGAGCCGCTCACGGTCGACGAAGCAGCAGAGTTCATCCGCGTCGTCTGCCAGATCACATCGCGCCGCGCGCTTGCGACCGACAAGGATGCAGAGGCGCGGTTTCATCAGTTCCTGCGCAAACCCTACGCCGCATGGCGTGCTCAACACTTGGAGGCGGCATGAGAAGCTTTCCCATCCTTTCTATCGGCGCAGCACTGGGCGCTTCGATGATGCGCATGCGTCCGCTTGGCTTCGGTCGGGCTCGTGTGCGCTCGTCGAAATATCAGCCGCACCAGGGCGCCAAAGAGCGCGAGCGCGCGCGGCGCTGCTACATGGTCGGCGGAATCATGCATCAGATGAGCAAGCGGCAGTACGAAGCCTACTTCCGCGAGGTCGCCTGATCATGTGCGCCGCCAACCCCACCGAATCCCTCGCCATCGCCCGCGCTCGCCTGACGCCCGAGCAGTGGGCGAAGTTTGAGGCGGATTTTGGGCACTTCTGCGATTACAGCGGATTCAACGAGGACCCATTCAACCGAAATTTCGGATGGGCTTGGGCCAAGTGGGCCTATCTCTGCGGGAAGGGGCTGTGATGCCGCTGCCGACATTCAAACCCATGAACGGTCGCCCGGATCGGATGCGCCTGAACTGCGAGACACCCGAAGCGCAGTCAGTGAGCGGCACGCGCGGCGGTAAAGCCAAGCTCGATGCAAACCAGATCGAGGCGTTGTGGGATGAGGTTCAGGCTCACCGCGCAGCGACGTTCAAATGGATTCAGGAGGAAGCATGAAGCTCTGCAAGGACTGCAAGCACTACGCATCTCCGACTCATCCGCTCTCGCAGATGACTGGCGCGCCTTACTACGCACATCCGATGTGCTCCCATCCCCTAGCGGAACGCAGCGTGGTAGATGGGACACTCCAGACGGCTTGCATCATCGCACGCGGAGCAGGCCAAGCAACGGATCGTTCCGTTTGCTGGCCCGATGCGAAGTTGTTCGAAGAAGCGCCGCCGCCTGAGCCGCCACCTGAGCCGAAGCCCGCGCCTGTGTACGCCATTCCGGTCGAGCAAAGCACGTCGTTCTGGCGCCGTATCTTCGGCTGAGCACCACGCCACGCCGACGCGAACTCGGCCGCTGGACCCTGCGCTACGGGCACGAACAACGGGGATTGACATGGATCGAATCGACGAACTGCTGTTGGACTGGTACGAGTGGCAGGCAGGCTACACGCCGAACCTCGGCCATGGTGGCGCTGACCCTGCCTGCCGCGACTTCCGCATCAGTCGTCAATGGATGGATTACGACGACCTCGACGCCGAAGTCGAAATGAACCTGCGCGCGTCGGTCGGCAAGGTGATTGAGCCGATGATCCTCAAGCTCGACATGCGCAGCCGCCTGGCGATCAACACGGCAATGCGCAACTTCGGCGCTGGTGCATCGGTCTGGGTCAACCCGCGGCACGCCGAGACCCAGGACGAGGACTACGAGCGCGCCAAGGCGATTCTGTGCCCGCAGATGGTTTTAGCAGGATTGCTCGAACGTAGCTCTTGTAAACCCGTTGAAGTTATGGCAGATTAGCGCCCGTGGGGGATAGTTGCCTCCAAAATTTCCCAAGCCCCACCCGGTTCGCCGCGCGGGGCTTTTTGCTTTCACGCATGGCGATTGATGAGCTTCGTGCTCCAGTCCCAAGAGACCGGTATCCATAGCTTGGGAGGCTAGACCGGTATCAGTCGCCAGTCGTGAGAGCGAAGATTGACCTCCTACGTGGCGGCGCAGATTCAAAATCTGCCGCTCTTTCCTATCAACCGCCTTCCGCAAGCGCATGAGTGCGATAACCGGCGCAGCTTCGGGGTTCGTGGAAGGTCGGTCTCCGCTGGCTTGCCAGAACTCTACCGACCGGCTGCCGAAGCACCCTCAACTCTGGAGCACACCATGAGCGATCCGATCGCACAAGCAGCAGAAGCACTGAGCGCAGCGCCTGTCACGGGCAACGTGCTGGTCAACGAAACGCCGGTTGTCGCCGCGCCGGTTGTGGAGGCTGGCACGGCCGATATGGGGGAGTCGCAGACATCATCGCAAGCGCCTGCATCGCCCCAACCCTCATCTTCGGAGCCCCAATCGTTGGTGTCGGCGTCGGAGCAATCGGCTGCTGCATCTGGCTCGCTGGCCACTGCGCAGGATTCTGGTGAACTCCCGCGCGAATCGCACCTGATGCTGCTCGAAGCGAAGTTCGCCAATGCGCTCGCGAAGCTGCGCAACGCAGAGCGCGTGTCCGTTGACGAACTCGAAGCGATCTACGTGCACATCAAGGCGGTCATCTAAGCCATGGCCCGTCCGTCGAAGTACAAGCCCGAGTACGCCGAACTGGCGATGAACTATTGCCTGCTCGGGGCGACGGACGCTGAAGTCGCCGCATTCCTCGGTGTTGGCCTGAGGACGGTCGGAGACTGGAAGCTCGCCCACGAGGACTTCGCCGAGGCGATGAGCACCGGCAAGGACAAGGCAGACGCGAAGGTCGTCGGCGCACTCTACAAGAACGCGACCGGCGGCAACGTCACCGCACAGATCTTCTGGCTTAAGAACCGCCGGAAAGAGGACTGGCGGGACAAGATCGACCATGAGGTTGGCGGCAAGGACGGCGCGCCGATCCAGTACCAGGCAGTCGAGCGCAAGATCATCGATCCGAAAGCGCAATGACCACGCTGACGATCGAGACGCCGCGGGTGTATCTCCCGCTGCTTCAGCCTGCGCGCTACAAGGGCGCCTACGGTGGCCGGGGGTCAGGCAAGTCTCACTTCTTCGCCGAGCTGCTGGTCGAGGAGTGCATCCGGCAGCGCACCGACGCGGTATGCCTGCGCGAGATCCAGAAGTCGCTCAAGTTCTCGGTGAAGAAGCTCATCGAGAGCAAGATCGAGAGCCTGAACGCGGGCTATTACTTCGACGTGCTCGACTCGCAGATCAACTCGAAGCAGGGCGGCGTCATCATCTTTCAGGGCATGCAGGACCACACGAGCGATTCCATCAAGTCGCTTGAGGGTTTCCGCATTGCGTGGTTCGAAGAGGCGCAGTCTGCGAGTCAGCGCAGCCTTGATCTGCTTCGCCCGACGATTCGCGCGCCCGGCAGTGAGCTGTGGTTCGGCTGGAATCCGCGCTTCGCGACCGATCCGATTGACGTGCTGCTGCGCGGCGAGAATCCGCCGCCCGGCGCTCAGGTCGTCGAAGCCAACTTCAGCGACAACCCCTGGTTCCCGCAAGAGCTTGTCGACGAAATGGAGTACGACAAGAAGCGTGACCCGGACAAATACGCGCACATCTGGCTAGGCGCATACCAGCAGAACAGTTCCGCGCGCGTGTTCAAGAACTGGAGCGTCGAAGAATTCGAGCGGCCGGCGGGCACGATTCACCGTCTCGGCGCTGACTGGGGATTCTCGGTCGATCCGTCGGTGCTGATCCGCTGCGACATCGAAGGCAACCGCCTGTATGTCGATTACGAGGCCTACATGGTGGGCTGCGAGATCGTGAACCTGCCTGAGCTGTTCATGAGCGTGCCGGACGCCGAGAAGTGGCCGATCACGGCTGACTCTGCCCGGCCCGAGACAATCAGCCACATGCAGAAGAACGGTTTCCCGAAGATCCGCCCCGCCATCAAAGGCGCGAAATCTTTGGAAGAAGGCGTGGAATTCCTGAAGTCGTTCGATATCGTCGTTCATCCGCGCTGCAAGCATCTGATCGACGAGCTCACGCTCTACAAATACAAGGAAGACCCGCTGACAGGGGCGATCCTGCCAATTCTCGAAGACAAGGACAACCACGTGATCGACGCGCTGCGCTATGCCTGCGAGGGCGCCCGACGTGCTGGGAAGGCTCCGAAGCCGAGCAAACCTGTAATCCGCCGCACCGTGCATGGTGCTGGCGCCTGGATGGGCTGATCAATGGCACGCAAACGCAAACTCGACGCTGAATCATCGGGCCTTGACCCGATCGTCAAGGAAGCCAAGGAGCGTTTCGCCCGTTGCGAGGATGCCGAGTCGTCTTTCCGCAAGCTGTTCGTCGAGGACATGAAGTTTGCCAACGGCGACCCGGACAACAACTGGCAGTGGCCCGACCAGATCCGCCAGTCGCGCGACGGCGACAATCGCCCGTGCCTGACGATCAACAAGGTGCGCCAGCACAACCTCCAGATCATCAACGACGCGAAGCAGAACAAGCCGAGTATCAAGACGCTGCCGATTGACGGCCAGGCCGATATCCAGATCGCCAAGATTCTCGACGGCATCATGCGGCACATCGAGTACAACTCGCATGCGGAGATCGCTTACGACACGGCGACAGAGTTTGCGGTGCAAGCCGGGCTCGGTTACTGGCGCGTGATCACCGACTACGCGCACGACGGCTCGTTCGAACAGGAAATCTTCATCCGGCGCGTGAAAGATCCGCTGAGCGTGTACCTCGACCCGGACATCCAGTCAGCCGATGGCGCAGACGCCAAGTTCGGCTTCGTGTTCGAGGACGTGCCGAAGGAAGAGTACGAGGCGATGTATCCGGAAGAGGATCCGGCGAGCGTCACATTCCCGATGGAAGCGACCGGCGATCCGTGGCTCGACAAGAACCACGTGCGCGTGTGCGAATACTTCTACCGCGCCGAGA